GCTTTGTTTTGTGCTTCAAGTTCTCTAATTGAGCCTGTTGCAACCTGATATCTCATTGCTTGTTCTTCTAAGGTTGCATTAAAAGCACGATTAGCGTCTGCGTGTGCTTTCATATAGTTTTGTTGCTCTTTTAGTTTAGCTGTAAGTTCTGCCTTTTCTCTAATTAGGTCTTGCGTGTGAACTATTGCACCCCTTGTAATAACCACCGTATCTTGCATTGCTCTAATTTCCATTTTTGTTTGCTCAATTTTCTCTTTTGTTTTTTGAACAAACACTCTAATATCTGCATTCCTACCTTTCCTCGATTGTGCAAGTTTTATTTCTGCTTGTGCTAAAAGGTTTGCCGCTTGTGCTGACCTTTGCTTAGCTTTTGCTTTCTCTTGTGCAATTCTTATATAATCTTGCTCTGCTTTGTTTAATTCATTCAACTTTTTTGAGAAATCTGCAATACTTTTCACATCTACCGAAGCAAATCCCTCAAAAGCAGTCTTTAAATTGTTTATTTCCGATGTGCTCTTGTTAATTCCTTCGTTTGCTGCTTTAAATATATTCTCAATATTTGTTGCCAAAGACGACAAACCTTCTAAACTTGCCATAATTATCTACGTTTAATTTTTCTAAAATCTCTTTGTTGTTGCTCTATATCTTTATTCATTTTTTTTGCCATTACCAAAAAGTCAAAAATTGATGTCTCTTGCCTAATTTCATAACCATAATATTTAGAAACTGTTGCCACCCATTCCACAAAACCCATTTCTGTAAATTGCTCTTTTTTTTGCTTTAATCTTAAATCTTCAATATATTTTTCTAAATCCTTTTCTGCTTGCTTAAATCTTGCTTTTAAAAGTGCCAAATTTCCAATTTTTTTTCCAATTTTTTGTTCTTCATAGATTTTTTGTAGCATTACTCGTGCATAAGAGTTTAAAAAAGAGGAAAAAAGTGCCAAATTTTTCGTCAAATTTACAAATTCATCAAATTCTGCAATTAATTCTTCATTTTCCTGTGCATTTATGAAAAAATCTTTTCTAAATTGTGCAATAGTTGTGTTTTTTAATTTATTATATTCTCTCATATTGTAGATAAAAAATAATTAGTTAGCCATTCATCAATATTTGTTTCTGAAATTCCTACCTCTTTTAATGTAAGTGCAAAAATTTCTACACCATACTTATCTACCAAACTATCATAATGTGGAGCATTAGAATGAACCCAAATAACTCCTTTTCCCAAAACATTTAAAGCATCAATATAAATAGTGTCATAATTAGAGTATAGCTCCCCCGAAAAGTGTAAATCAACTTGTCCATATCCTGCTTGATCATTCATAAAAAACTTAACATCTCTATAATAAGCCCATACCACGTTATCTTTTCCAATGTTCCAATTAAAGTTAGTTAGATTTTTATTCGTCATTGCTTCGGCTTTTTCTTTTGTTATATGGGATTTATCGCCATACTTTCCTATTAATTGCCAAAGTGTTTTTCTACCCTGTATATGTCTATCGTGTAGTTTTTTAATTATAGTATCAAAGTCATCAATAAGATTAAGAATTGCCAAATTTAGATAGTTTGCTTCGTTTGTTTCCTGCTCGATAAAAGCAAAACCCTCTTTAATTGGTAAATCTGGAGTTTCTATAATTGATTGTGTTTCAATTAAAGCATTAGATATAGCACCACCTATTTCTGTAAGTGCTTGTCCAAATAAATTTATTGCTTCTGCCAACTTATCCATAACTATAATTATAAAAAAAGAGGGAGAGGGAATTGCTCCCACACCCCCTCTTTTAAAATAGAATTATAAAGGATTAGAAATCTAAAATTGCTGTTCCTGTGTAGTAAGTAATATCTGCACCTGCATCTGCGGTAGTTTCAATACCTGCCAATACAGTAATGGTATCGCCTGTTGCGAAAGTTCCTGAAATTGTTATAATTCCATTTGTTATAGTCCCTACGATTGTGGTAATATTTGTTCCGTCATCGTGTTCAACTGTAACTGAAAGAACCTGTGTTTTTTCGTAAGACGCTTCTGTAATATCTGCACCTGTACAATCGTCCAATACTTTAAATGTTACACTACTGGCGGTTTGTGTCAATAGGTCGATATGCCCTGAAATAATTCCGCCCATATCAATTCCTTGTAAATCAGGGTATTGTTCTGTTACAAATACACGTGGAAATACAACGTCTTTTTCACCTAAATTCAAGTGAATAGAATTGAGAGTTGGGTCAGTTTTGTTATCAAAAAGTTTCGGGTCTGTGTAGTGCATTACTACATTAAAAGGAACATATTCTCCGTTCACTTCGTTTCCAAAAACAATTCGATTGTCTTTTGTCAAAAAGACAACTCCGCCGTCCCATTTATTCAACGCCATCATTTTTTTAGATTTACAAAAACGTTGAGGTAGGTCAAATTGATAAATTAGGTTGCCACCTCTAATATACACTTGAAATCCTGCACCATAGGAACCAATCACAGCACCTTCGCTGTTGTCGGTCGGCGTAAGAGTTTCATCATAAATTATAGGACAACCCTCAACTCCTGTGAGTATATCACCATAAATCAAACTTCTAATAGCTTCGACAGGGTCAGTCCCCATAAGAGTTTGAAATGCTTGTGGCAATCTTTTTGGAGTGTAAATTATAGCAGCGGGGTCTAACGCTACTAAATCACAACCTCTCGTTCCGATTACCTTATTTTTAAATTCACAATATTTTTCCATAATTTTTTACTTTTTAAGGTTAGGTATTTTGTCGATTAATATTTCGGCTTTTTCAGGCGTTGCTTTTTCCTTTGCAATTAATCTTTCTGCAAGTATTTTATGAACAACTCTAACTTTGCCGTCTTTTTTAAATTTTAAAGCCATATAATCTTCGGGCTTACTCCACGAAATTGGCTTTCCTTTTTCTTCTTTTTGTTTAATATATGCACTCATATTTTTAAATTTTTTAAATTAATAAATTAAATTTCAATAGCAGCTTTGATAACTGTAATATCTTCGAAAACCCACGCACCAACATTATTAGGCATTAAGAAAGGTAAAGTCCACATTTCAACAATTGCAGCCTCTTGGTTATTCTCAAATTTTGCGTCATCGGTGTATCCGCCAAATCTCACAATAAGCGGAGAGTGTTGCTCTCTTACGGTTGATGTGTCTCCAACTAAAATCTTTCCTTGTGGCACTTGGTTGCTCGCATAAACTTTAAGCGAAGCTCCTAAATTGTCCACAGGAGGCATTAAAAATACGCCTGTATTCGGGTCTTGTTGCCATTTTGCGGTTTCAATATCTGCAATATTCATATAGCAAACGTTTGGTTTGAAATTTAATGCAGCGATTTGTAACGCAGCGGCGGAGATTGCAGCACCTGTCGTCGCAACTGTCATAGTTCCGTCAAGTGCAGAGGATACGTAAGGACTTGCAAGTGTAGTTAGCCATACGAAAAGAAATTCTTCATACGCTCTATATACTTCCAATTCAACGGCTTCAACGATTTTATTATACACTTCATTGTAGTCTTTTAATTCTTCCTCAAACTCAATTCTTGCAGCAATTTTAACTTTTTCGTAAAATACTACGTCAAAGTCAAAAGATACTAATGGTTTCAATCCGCTCGGCTGTACAAATGAGGCTTGTCCCTCTTGTCCGTTTAAAAATTTACGTGAAATTATTTTTGGTACATTATCTACAAGTTTCCCATTAATAATATCAACAATGAAATTTTCTGGCATTCTAATTTCTTCCCAGCCCCAGTCATCAGCGTAAGTTTCTTGTAATGTTTGAGACATAGCGTTTGCCATAGTCATCAAAACAGGAACACGCTTTGATGTTCCGAATGTAAGTTCAAAAGATTTGCGTGTTTTAATAGCCTCTTGGATTTTAGGCATATTATCTTTAATTTGTTCTCTTAAAGATTTACGCATAGGAGTACGCTCTCTCTTTAATCCCTCAATTTCGGTTCTTAAAGAGTTCACAAGTTCTACATTTTCGGTTGCTTTTACAAATTCGTTCATACGATTTTCTAAATTTTCTGTTTTTTCTCGTATAGAATTAGAAAGCGCCTCCTCAATGCCTTGAATTAAACTTCTTTGGTTTTCGTCTAACTCAAATTTTCTTTCTAATTTTTCTAAAATTTTCATTACTTTAATTTGTTTTTGTTTATAATATTTTTACACTTTTACGGATTAAAGGTGTAAATTCAAAAACGTTATTCGTCATAGCCGTTTTTGGTTTCAAAGTTTCATCTGTATTCGTCATAGCATTCAAAACTTCTCTTACTTGCTTTTCTCCGTAATTTTTTATCATTTGGTAAATATTTGCATTGCTACGATTTTTTGTAAGCATTGCATTTTCATTTGCAGAAAAAGTAACAAGACTTAATTCCCATAAATATACGTCAGTGTGTCTTACTTTATACTCCCCCGCTTCGTTTTTTGATAATTGATATTTATTCATATTAAAGCCTATTGATATTTGCTTCAATACTCCGTTTTCAATATCTATAATAACATCATCATTTAAAGTTTTTCCTCTTGGAATTACACATTTAAAATACAACCCTTTTTCGTCCTCTTCTAATTCGGGTATGCCTAATGGCTCGGAATGACGGTGTTGGTGCAACATTCTAATACCATTCTTTTTATCACTACCACATCTTGCAGTAATAGACTTTGAAAAAGCACCACGTTCAAAAGTTTCATTAAATTCTATAAATCCAATATCGTCAATATAATCAAAAACATTATAGCCATCTTCGTCAAAAGTTGTTGCATAACCCTCAACGATAAAGTCGTTTTTGTCATTTTTTGTATTTAATTCCCTAATATTAAAGGGCGTAAAGATTTTTCTTTCCATTTTTATACAATTTTATACATATTTTGCTAAATTCTTTATCTCATTGTCATAATTTTCGCCTGTTAAGTTGCCTGTTTTTTCATAAACTTCAATTTTTTTCATTAAAGTATCGATTCTTGTTGCCTCATCGTCTTGTAAAATTTCAATCTTTGAAAAATCAGGTATGATATGTTCTCCCTGTTTAATTCCTAAAAGTCGTTCTAACATTTCGGACATATCAATTGCCACACTCTTAATTGTATTTTGCCATAAAAAACGCTCCGCATCTCTTTGATTGTTAAAAGTCGTATCGGTTTCTCTACCTAATAGCTCTTTTTTAACCCCGTACACTGCTGCAATGGCAATTGCATCTGCCATAACTTCCCTGAAAGGCTCTAAGTCTTTTATAGTTGCAAGGGTTGAAATAAATTCCAAGGGAATAGACGAAATTCCTTTGATATTATTGTGTTTTGTGAGCTTATATTCATTTAAAAGCTCATCTGCAATAGATTTTTGAGTAACTGGGTCAAGTGCCATTTCAAAAGAGTTTTCATTGCTTGCTTTTTTAGCTATAATCCCTGCAATACCATTATTGTCGTAAACATTCCACCTTGCCATGTAAACTGCCGACAAAAGATTGATATTCCTTTCTACAATTTTGAGAGGAGTAATTCCCAATTTTGTATCATTATCAAAAGTTTGAGGCAAATAACAACTATAATATATATTATCCTTGTTGATTGTAAAGTTTTTATATAGATAATTTTTGATATTTCCTGCTTTCGACAAAATTATAGAATCCTCTTTGTCTGCATTCGGCATTACAAAATCACTGTTTAAAACATTTGCATAACTAATATTATTTCCTGTCTTTAAATAGTGCACAAAGGCGTTTCCGCTTGCCATTAAATTAAAGCTATAATTGTAGAGAAATTGAGTAAAAGAGAGTAATTCGTTTGGTCGTTTCATAAAAGCCTGCTGAAATGGAGTATATGGTAATTCCTCTCCTTTGTCATTTATTTTAATAAAAGGAACATTACACGCTCTATCACAGCACATATCAATAGGGTAA